AATGTCTGGTCCTACTGGCCTGATCTTCGCTATGAAGTCTCGCTACAACGACAATGCATCTCGTACTTCTGCTACTGAAGCGCTGTTCAACGAAGCTGACACTGATTACAGCTCAAGCTCGTTCAACGGTAACACTGCTACTGCTAAGAACGGTACACACGGTGGTGATTCTTCATCTCTGCCTAACTTCTCAGTAGATGTTGACTCTGAGGACTCAGGCTCTGATAACGTAGGCGATACTTTCGGTTTTGGTGGCGGTATGACTACTGCTGAAGCTGAAGCACTTGGTGATAGCTCAACCAACGCGTTTGGTGAAATGAGCTTCACTATCGACAAAGCTACTGTGACTGCTCGTAGCCGTGCTCTGAAAGCTGAGTACACTATGGAGCTTGCACAGGATCTTAAAGCTATCCACGGTTTGGATGCTGAATCTGAATTGGCAAACATCTTGTCTGCTGAGATTCTTGCAGAAATCAACCGTGAGATGGTTCGTACAATCAACTCTCGTGCTAAGCTTGGTGCACAGCAAAGCGACCTGACTACTGCAGGTATCTTTGATCTGAACACTGACGCTGATGGCCGTTGGTCTGTTGAGAAGTACAAAGGTCTGTTGGTTCAGATCCAGCGTGAAGCAAACATTATCGCACGTGAAACTCGTCGCGGTAAAGGTAACTTCGTGTTGTGTTCTTCTGATGTAGCTGCAGCACTTTCTGCTTCTGGCATGTTGGATTATACTCCAGCTCTTGCCGGCAATGCAGGTTTGGCTGTTGACGATTCTGGTAACACCTTCGCAGGTACTATTACTGGTGGCATGAAGGTCTACATCGACCCATATGCAACTGTTAACTACTTGACTGTTGGTTACCGTGGTGCTAACCCATATGACGCAGGTATGTTCTATTGCCCATACGTTCCACTCACAATGGTACGTGCAGTTGGTGAGAACAACTTCCAGCCGAAAATTGGTTTCAAAACTCGCTACGGCATGATCGCCAACCCATTCGTCGAAGCTTCACCAGACGGAATCGGTACTGCTCGTCAGAACCAGTACTTCCGTATCATGCGTGTCGACAACATTCTTGGCGAATAATAAGAAGGTACATTAATGTACTCGTTGAAGGGGGCTTAGGCCCCCTTCTTTTTGTGTATAAATAGTTATATGATAAAAAAATATATGAAGAAACTAAACAAACTAATGAAGTCAGGTAGGCTATACAAGATAGTCAACAAGTACTGTCGATAGAGGTTTAAGAAATGGCATATCAGCTTAACGTCGATTTTAGCGAAGGGGCAGAAACCAGCCCAACGATCGCTAACCCAACATTCGTAAGTCCGTCTGGATTTAGGTTGTTGATTGATAATCAGAAGTATAAGAATGCTCAGTTTACTGTGCAGACCGTTGCGCTTCCTGATTTGGCCGTCACTGGTGCGCCGTTGAATACGCCACAAAGAAACATTACTCAGATGCCGGATAAGGTTGAGTATGGTCAATTTGAAATGACATTTTTGATCGACGAGGATTTAGTTAACTACAAAGAGATCCATGATTGGATGATGGGTCTTGTGGTGGAAGATGACACCGGTGTTCGCAAACAGCGTGACATGTCGTTGATGATTTTGAACTCACATAACAACGTATCGCGTGAGATTAAGTTTGCTGATGCGTACCCAACATCATTATCCTCTTTACCGTTTGATGCTAGCTCAACTGATGTTGAGTACCTAGTGGGCAACGTCTCATTTAACTACTCCTACTTTAAGCTCGTATAAATAACTGTATCATATATAATACATTAGGTCTTTAATGTATATTTTATGAATCATTATTGAGGTATATTATGATCACACTTGACAAAGTACTTGAGATGTGGAAAACCGATTCTCCTATTGATGAGATGAATCTTGACACCGCTAGTCAGCAGTCAGCAAAACTACACTCCAAATATTTAGAACTATTATCAGTAACAAAGCTTCAACTTCGTAAAAAGGAGATGGAGTTCAAAGTGCTGCTTAAGAACAAATGGCTGTGGTACAACGGCAAGATGTCAAAGGCAGACATGGATAGACTAGGCTGGGGATACGATCCTATGAATGGTCTTAAGGTATTAAAAGGTGACATGGATCATTTTTATGATTCGGACGAACACATTCAAGAAGCTAACGCTCACATTGAGTATCTACAAACACTAGTTGATACTTTATCTGAGATCATGGAAAACATTAAGTGGCGGCACCAAAATATTGGTAATATGATTAAGTGGCGCCAGTTTACGTCGGGTATGTAAATGTCGGTACTGACCGTTAAGAAAAAGAACCATGCATACATAACGGTTGATGGCGAACCATCCGCCCTTAATGAGCTGACGGATTTCTTTACATTTTTTGTTCCTGGGTATAAGTTTATGCCTGCATACAAAAACAAAATGTGGGATGGCCGTATCAGACTATACAACTCCCAGACAAAAGAACTGTATGCTGGGTTGTTTGCGTATCTTAATGAGTTTGCTAGTTTAGAGCGTGGACATACGATTGAGCTGCAAGAGGATCTAGTGTATGGATATCCTGGTGCAGAGGTAAATGTTGATATGTCGTTTATGAATGATCTAACCATATCATCGAAAGGACAAGCAATTGAGCCTAGGGATTATCAGCTTGAGGCCATTAGGCACGGTCTTAGTCGGAGGTCTGCCTTACTTGTTTCACCTACGGCATCTGGAAAGTCGCTCATCATATATAGTATACTTCGATGGTACCTTGCAAATCACGATAAAAGGGTCCTTATTATTGTACCGACAACCTCGTTGGTTCAACAGATGTATTCTGATTTTGCTGACTACTCTGCATACGATGACGGTTTCGACACTGAGTCTACTTGTCACAGGATATACGCTGGGAGACCTAAGTTCGCCGAGAACGAAAGGGTGGTTATCTCGACTTGGCAATCGATATATAAACTTCCTGGGACTTGGTTCGAACAATTCGGGGCGGTGTTCGGGGACGAGGCGCACAATTTTAAGGCGAAGTCTCTTACCTCTATACTTACTAAGTTGCGTGATGCTGAGTATCGTTTTGGTACCACTGGTACTCTTGATGGGACGCAAACCCATAAACTTGTCTTGGAAGGACTATTCGGTCCAGCATATTACGTGACAACAACTAAGGATTTGATGGATAAGGGTTCGTTGGCCGACCTAACGATCAACGTACTTTTACTTAAGTATTCTGACGAATTATGTAAACGTATAAATAAAATTAAGTATCAAGAAGAACTTGACTTTATCGTTACACACCAACCTCGCAATTTGTTTATTAGTAACTTAGCACTGGACCAAGAAGGAAATACCCTAGTACTTTTTCAGTATGTAGAAAAGCACGGTAAACCATTATATGATATGATCAATGACCGAGCTCATCGTAGAAGAAAAATCTTTTTCGTGTCTGGTTCAACTGATGTCGATACTCGAGAGCAAATAAGATCGATTACGGAGAACGAAAAAAATGCTATCATTGTCGCTAGTCTTGGTACTTTCTCTACTGGTATTAATATACGGAACCTGCATAATATCATATTTGCTTCTCCGTCTAAATCGCAGATCAGAGTTCTTCAGTCAATCGGACGAGGATTACGGAAATCAGACGATGGACGAGATACGATCCTGTTTGACATCGCCGACGATCTTCACTGGAAGAAAAACAAAAATTACACGCTCAATCATGCAGCTGAGAGAATAAAGATATATACTAAAGAAAAGTTTAACTATAAAATCTATGAGGTCAGCATATGAATGAACTAGACGATGTTAACATTCGCCACTTTAAGTTGTCCTCTGGTGAGGAACTGATTTCATTGGTAAGAGGCGACGAAAGTAATATGATTATACTTGAGTCCCCTATGGAACTACACACGATGATGAGGGAGAACAGCCAAGGGTTCATATTTACGAAATGGCAACCTTTGTCCAAAACTGATATTGTTGCCCTCAATCCTATGCATATCGTATCACACGTCGAATGCGAAAACGATATCAAGGAAAGATATGTTAGAATGTGTTTGGAGCAAAAGGAACAGAGAGCGTTAGATCATGAAGACCAAATGGAACCCTCCTACGACGACTCTCCTGAAGAACTAGACCTTTTAGAAGCTATGATGGAACTAAACGGTAATAAAACTAGGCTCCATTAACTAGTATATCCCTGGCTCCCGGCGGTACAATTAATTATAACACAGATTTCCCAATATGTAAATAGCAAATATGCATATTTATGAAATTATTTTTAGTATTTAACTATTTACATCCAACCCAAACTATAGTATAATAGTACAATATGATATCGTAGTGATTTGAGGAGTATTATGAAACCTAAACAAAAACCCCACTACGTCAACAACAAGCAGTTCTCTCTGGCTGTCGTTGATTACGTTAAACTCGTGAGAGAAGCAGAACAAAAGGGTGAAAAACTACCTATTGTTCCTGACTACATTGCAGAGTGTTTTCTTAAGATTGCTGAGGGTCTATCCCATAAGTCTAACTTTATTCGCTATACCTATCGCGAGGAGATGGTTATGGATGCGGTTGAGAACTGTCTAAAGGCAGTGACCAACTACAACATCGAGACCGCAACTCGGACTGGTAACCCCAATGCCTTTGCTTATTTTACCCAGATCTGTTACTACGCATTCCTTCGTCGATTGGCCAAGGAAAAACGTCAGCAGGACATCAAGTTTAGGTTCATTGAGAAGGCAGGTATTGACGATTTTATTCAGTACGACGAAAACGGTTTTGCCGACCAATCAATCAGTCGCGCGTTCGTTGATCAACTTAAGGATCGTATCGATAAGGTACGAGACCACGATAAACAGATCAAAGAGTTTGCTTCAGAAGAAAAGAAAAAAACTAAAGTAAAAAAGCGCTCAGGCGTTGAATTATTCATGGGATAATATATGAAAATCGCAGTCTTGAATGATACCCACTGTGGTGTCAGAAATAGCTCAGACATCTTCCTTAACTACCAAGATAGATTCTACAACGAAGTATTCTTTCCTTACCTAAAGGAAAACGACATCAAGCAAATACTTCATCTTGGTGACTACTACGATCATCGTAAGTACGTTAATTTTAAGGCACTAAACCAAAATCGTAAATCATTTCTAGAGCGTATGCGTGACGATGGTATCAGTATGGATATCATCCCAGGAAACCACGACGTATACTATAAGAACACCAACTACTTGTGTTCGCTTAAGGAACTGCTTGGTTACTTTACATCAAACGTAAACATCGTTATGAAGCCAAAGGTGATGGATTACGACGGTCTAAAGATAGCTCTAGTACCGTGGATCAATAATGAGAACTACGAAGAAACGATGAAGTTCTTAGGTAAATGTAAAGCATCATGGGTTGGTGCTCACCTAGAACTCACTGGTTTTGAAATGATGCGCGGAGTACAGAATACTCACGGCATGTCGGCTGAAGTCTTTAAGAGATTTGAGTGTGTTATGACAGGCCACTTCCACACAAAATCACAACAGGGTAACGTACATTATCTAGGATCTCAAATGGAGTTTACCTGGGCTGATGCCGGTGACCCAAAATACTTTCATATCATTGATACCGAAACACGGGAACTAACTCCAGTTCGTAATCCCATCTCTATCTTCGAGAAGGTTATCTATGATGATAAGATTAACGATTACACCAACTACGATGTTGATCAGCTTAACAACAAATTCGTAAAGGTGGTCGTTGCTAACAAATCGGATCCTTTCCTGTTTGATCGTTTCATTGATCGTATACATCAGGTGGATACATATGAACTAAAGATCGCAGAAACCTTTGATGAGTTCCTAGGATCAAACGTTAATGATGATGAGATATCCGTTGAGGATACTACTGAGTTACTTGATACATACGTCGAGTCCGTTGATACGGAGTTGGATAAAGAAAAAATGAAGGGTCTGATGCGAGGGCTATACGTCGAAGCACAGAATATGGAAATCCTATGATTAAGTTTCGTAATGTACGGTGGAAGAACTTTCTTTCCACTGGTGATAAGTTCCTTGAGGTACAACTTGATAGATCACCGTCAACTCTGATTGTTGGTCAAAACGGTTCAGGTAAATCTACTTTACTTGACGCTTTATCGTTCGGTTTGTTCGGCAGAGCTCACCGCGATATTAATAAACTGCAAATGGTCAATACCATTAACGGCAAGGGTACCATCGTTGAGGTTGAGTTTGATATCGGACCACATTCCTTTAAGATTGTTCGTGGTATCAAACCAAACAAGTTTGAGATCTGGCAAAACGGTAATATGATCAATCAGGCATCAATGGCTCGTGATTATCAAAAGTTCCTTGAACAAAACATTCTTAAGTTAAACCATAAATCGTTTCACCAGATTGTTGTGTTAGGATCTTCATCGTTTATTCCCTTTATGCAGTTACCTGCGTATATCCGTCGCGAGGTGATTGAGGATCTGCTAGACATTCAAGTATTTAGTAAAATGAATCAGATCCTTAAGGAGAGAAACGGCAAACTTAAGGAAGAGATCAACGATACGAATTATCGTCTTGAGCTCTTGAAAGAAAAGGTGAGCCTACAGCGTAAGTACATTAGAGACATCACGGAGATTAATGATGGACAGATTAAAGAAAAACGTAAAGAGATCGACAACCTCGACAAAGAAATCGATACGTTACAGTCGCAATGTAAAGAGGCCACTGATTACATCGAAAAAGTCCAGGACGAGCTCCAGTCAAACCTTAAAAAGCAACACGACAAAAAGCAAGCGTTACTCCAGTACCAAGCTCAGTTCCAACAGCAAATTAGGACAGTCGTTAAAGACGCGAAGTTTTATGAGGATAATGACTCATGCCCCACATGTTCCCAAGATATTAGTGAGAGTGTTAGATCAGGGAAACTCAAAACAGCCCAAGACAAAGCGGCGGAGCTTCACAAAGCAATGGACGATGTCTCTACAGAGTCAACTACTGTGGAACAGGATATTCAACGGCTCAATGAAATTTCCGAGGAAGTACGGAAGAGAACATCACTTGTTTCTTCTAACAATACATCAATCTCCAGGATGCAAGGACAGATACGAAATATCGAAAACGACATCAGCAGCCTTAATGGCAAGGGCGGCGATCTAGGCAAGGCCAACTCTGAACTGTCTACTCTGGTCGAGGAACGTGACGGTGTGTCAGAACAAAAACTCCATTTGATCGATGAAAGAACCTATAACGATGCAGCCGCTGAAATGTTAAAGGACACTGGCATCAAGACTAAGATCATTAAGGAATATCTACCAGTGATGAACAAACTGGTGAACAACTACTTACAAGTACTTGACTTCTTTGTATCGTTCCACCTTGACGAAAACTTTAACGAGGTCATTAAGTCACGCCATAGGGATTCGTTCAATTATGCATCGTTCTCTGAGGGTGAAAAGCAGCGTATTGATTTGGCCTTGTTGTTTACATGGCGACAGATCGCACGTATGAAAAACTCAACATCAACAAACCTGCTCGTTTTGGACGAAACCTTTGATAGCTCACTTGACCATGATGGTGTGGATAACCTTATGAAGATCCTTGGTACACTGGAGGACGATTCAAACGTATTCGTTATCAGCCACAAGGGCGATCTACTTGACGGTAAGTTCCGTAGTAAAATCGAGTTCTCCAAGGAGCATAACTTTAGTAAGATGGTGGCATGAAACCAAA